AATTATACAGAATCGTATGAGATTAGCGTTGAGAAGTCATCAGAAACGTCTCAAGTATCCATCTCCATACAGGGAACTATACAGGGTCTTGGCACAGAATCTAGTACAAAATCAACAGACAGGTTTGTATCTGCATCTGGAGCGTACTTCTCAATCATTGAGCCACTAATTACTGCGCGTGTTAGTCGAGTAATACCAACTGGATTCTGCGTATCTAGCAATCCAACAACGGAGACAATTGGATATAATGAACTTGATGGAGTAATTTCCTATTCTCAAAACTTTGAGACAAGGATTAAGAGTGTAAATCCAAAGATTCTTAAGGAAGAAGTCAATATTACATTTGAGTTGCCAGCAGAAGTAATTGCCGTAATACCGATTCCGGGTAAGCCTACTGGACCTATTTTGCAGGACCAAGAGACCGTAACTGGAAAGAGTAAGTCTCTGTCTATACAATATTCAATGAGTAGGACAGATGCATCGTGTGGAAACAGTGTAATTCCAAGTAATGCTGCACTTCAAGATGCTCTTGACGAATCAGATGTTTTAGTCAATAATACATACATATCAAACGCTAGGGGCGAGAAACCAGTCTCTACAAAAGTATTTAAAACGCAAGACGGTGTGGGTTTCGATAGGCAAACATATGTTTTTACTAGAAATGTTACCTGGCAATACTTATGACCGCAACTAATTTAGGCTTAGGCGGGCAACCAGCTTCATTTTTTGGAGCGCTCGTGGCACAAGCAAATACAAGTCTTGGATTGGCCCAAAGTCCGAGTACATGCACAGTTACACTTGCAGAGGATTTAAACAGTGTCCCGCCTGCGATTTTTGTTGAGCCAACAATTGGCTCGTACTACAGATTTCGCTCTGGCCAACTGCTGTTTGGTGGCGTAGTCACTTCATATCAGTATGACGTTAGAAATATAGGTGGACGACAAATCACTGTCAATATGTCTGACCCACGCGAGATTATGAAGTCTATACCAATAATCATCGCACCTGGATATAGAACTGTAGCCTCTACTATTGCACAAACTAACTGCTCAGTACTTGATATCTATGGTGCATTTGATGACTTTACAAATACCGGACTCAATCTTTCTGGATGGAATCAAGCCGGTATACCATATGAAGATATTGCGCAGGCGCTAAGTGGCGGGCATACAGTAAGGCGCGGCACAAACTTTTTCCTTCAGCCACAAATAGGCAAAGCGTTTGGCGAAAACTATTTCTTTGACCTGACTGAAGTCACTGCAAAAGTTGACCCTAACTACAGAGTAAACACTAATCTCATTAGCGTTGGAGATTTAATACAGGAATTGGCATCTAAGCACAGTTTCGACTGGTTCGTTGAAAGCAGGAGGAATACTCCTGAAAATCGCATAGACGTGTCAGTTAAAGTCATCGACCGCTCAGTGGACAACATCGACCTCGATATAGATAGTTTTTTAGCGGCGAACTCTGGACTTGTCGTTAGTGCGTCACGAGGCTATGAACTTCGTAACGATGTTGCTTGCGCTGTATTATTGGGTGCGTCAGTCGAAGCACTAAGCGCACAGACCATTCGCGGGCTAGCAAATAATCCAGTAGATTTGACGACAGAGGCTGGAGCCAGCCAGTATTTCATGGAAGAAGAGGAGATGAGATACGTACTGGCCGGTAAGAGATGGTGGAAGCTCTGGGTAGAAATGAATAACGGACTGATACGCTATTCTGTTGGTGGCGCTGCAAAATTGGCCCCACTGTGGAGTCCCGGAGATGCTTCTGATGTTGGCAATCAACTTGGTATTAATCCAGACAGGTTTAATATCTTAGAGGCAGAAGAAGAAATCACTGGGCGAATATATGACAAGCTACTCGGCCATGCACAATCTACATATGGCAAGAGGTTTCTGTTTAGCGGAACATATGACGTTGAATATATAGATGCCGCGTGGACGGCAGATGCCGTTGCTGGCAATAATGACCCTAACGAGTACTTTAGAAATTCAGAAGGAAAGACTAGGTGTTATGTTGAGTTTGCGCCAACCAATGCACTAACTGCGACTGTTGACAATCCGCCAAGCTTCATATTCGGACAGGGTGCAAATGCGCCGCAGTCACTACCATTAGGATTGCGAAATAGTTTTGATGGCGAAAATGCTATAACAAATGCAGATAAATCTGACTGGGTTTATAAGAATGGAAAACTCTATGTTGCAGGGACGATTGAAGATGGAAATGTTGTAAAGATAGACTCACCAGTTATCATTGGCTCATCGAACCCAACAGAGGGAACTGTTGCGGTAGCCGACGCTGGCCCAACAACAGTAAAGACAACTCCAACTTCTGCCAATCAAACTTCTGGAGATAGAAATACTGTAAAGCGAATGTATGCGTTGGGAGAGGGCGGTGGCTCATTACATCAAGGTGCATACCAGCCAATTAGAGTTTTTGTCCCAGTAAAGAGTAAGTTTAATAGATATGGTCCAGTGTATGCCAGTAACGTAAGCTCTACTTCAGAGGGCAAGCTAGTAATAGAGCAGGACGATGGATTTTCGCCGTGGGAATTTGGCGGCACACAATTAATGTTGGACGCCATGCAATTTAAGGTTGACAACTCTGCATCTAGTGTCAAGGTTGTAGAAAATGCAAACATAACGATTGAAGGATATCCAAAATTAAATATTGGTGCTACACTCGGAAAGAATTCGAACGTAAATAATATAAGTATAGCTTTTGGCAATGGAGTACAGACATCATATGAGCTAAGGAGCTTCTTGAGGGAATTTGGCGAACTTTCTAAGGAAGAACTTGCGTCACTAAGTCTGTTTGCAAGACGCGGTGGAGCAATGACATTACCACAGGACATCGTGTCGTTTATTAATAAATATAGAGCAGTTGTTTCCAAGCAATTTGGAGGCAAAGGCTCAACGTCATCTGGTGCTACTGCTGGAGGGGCTGGTAATTTTGAATGATTTAAATAGAGGCGCTAAGAACAGAGATGTACTTAAGCGACTAAACTACCCACGACAAACCTACGCCTTTTCTGGTGTTGACTGGGGAGAGGCTGCAACTCCAGCTAGAGTTCGTAGTAAGCTTAATATAACTGACGCGCCGATGATTATTACGCCAATGCCACCTGGCGCTAATGCTACTAGTAACACAAACTGGAAACAGACGTATGGCGCATCTATGGATTGTGTAATGTCGCTAATCGACGGCGATGCTTATAGTTCCAATGCACTTGCAGCACTCACAGCTTTTCCATCAATCTATGCTGATTCAATGCCGACAGCTAATAATAGCAACTTGTACGAAGTTTATAATGAGCAACAGCAAATACAGTTTGTTGCAGGAAAAGACGACGTAAAAGAGTTTAGAGAAGGGGCTGCAACGCCACTAAATATTTTCGAAGTTAGAAGTCTTGGTATGCGTGCCCCAATGCAAATGTGCGGCTGGGGACATACTGTTGGTATGAGGCCAACTGACCCAGAGCCAGCAGACAAGAGGCGCAACGACAGGGAGCACAAATACGACAGAAGTTCATGGAAGGTTGGCCCACTAGATGCTCGCTGGGATAACAAGCGAAGGGTGTGGCGAGCGTTTAATGACCTCATAGTCGATAATAACAAGAAAGACCTTGGCACACTTGTTTTTGGAACTAATCCAGATGTAGCCTGTGGCTTTCCATTCTTGAGGGGTAAGCTTGAGGATGTATGGGAAGTAAGAAGAACCTATAGGGAGATTGGAACCGAGGGAGCGGCCAAAAATAACGATACTACAAAGTCTGCACTATTAACTACAAAGCTCGATGGATATGCCTTGTTGGAGGATAAAATTGGACAGTGGTCAGACGTTCTAGTCTTACACAACAATTGTTGGTCCGGCTTTGAAGCGTCTTGTGGTACAGAAAAAACAACCGAGGCACAAATGGCAATCTCAACTGCCGCAGATTTTTATGCTAACAAACTCGCTGCTGGACCAATAGCATTTAGTATAGGGCCAGCGCCTGATGGCGTAGAGCTTGGAAACATGTATTACGTCGGAGATGGTGCATGTGGAGAGTGGCAACCCGGAATTGAGATAGACATATGTAAGGTTGGGGAAAATCAATTTGCAGCAACATATTCAAATGACCAGGCGCTTGCAACTGCTGTGATATCACTATGTGCAATGATGGGAGGTTCTGAAGCCACACGTATGCAGGAAGGCGAGACAATGCTGGACCGCGTAAATCAAAATCGTGATTGGTTGGACCGAGACGTTAATTTGGATATAGAACACGCTGGTTTAACACAAAGTTTAACTGAAGTTAATTCATCTGCATATGTAAGTATAAGTGCATGGACAGAAGAAATTCTTGGTGTAATAAACACTCAATTAGAAGCCTCATTGATGTCTGCTATTGGTGGGTCTAATATGGCATTGAAATCTGCAATGGAAACATTGCAAAGTGCTATGACGGCTGGTATACAGGGGCTTGCCGACCATATTGTTTCAGAGCTTTCAGCAAATTGTGATTGTGCAATTAGTCCATTCAACTTTGACCCAGCTCCAATAATTATTGGCCCAGCACAATTTATACCGCCAAACATTTGGCCACCATGGGATTCTGACCCATTCGAAAATTCTCTTACTGCGATATCTGATAGTATTGATAAGCCACTACTTGATGACCTTGGCGAGCTACAGTCCGAAATTCAACATGCTAATGATACTGATGAAACAAATGAAGAAGACCCAGCACCTGGAATTTCAGTTTTACTTAATGACCCGTGTGGTGGTGGGGGAACCTATTCTTGTTAAAGTCTGGGGTTGACAGCGGAGCCTCGTGCCACTATACTAGCTACTATGGGAATGTAAGTTACCTTTTGCTAGCCATTTGAACATTAAGCAAATATTTTACCCGGAGAGTGTTGTGGCAAAAAAGAATAAGGCCCGCTTTAATTCATTAAGCACTAGTGGCCACAAGCAAGATTGTTCTAATTACTTAGTCGAATTGGCCTTTCTCAAGCGCAATAAGGGCACAAAATTGCCGGAAAAATTCTGGCAACTCCAGCGCTATAAGTGGCAATATCGCAAAGAGATACAAGCTTGTCGAAAATTCATCAAGAAGTACGGTGAGGCGGCAACTTTATCCATTGCCATGAACAACCACCTTACTACATGGACAGATTTCGCCCACATAGAATTCCTACTCCAGCGCGTGGCAGAACAAAGTGTCCGTCTGTCTGCACCTAAAGATACTAGTAGTGTCACAACTGAGTCTGTAAAGGTTGACAAAGACCTTAGAGACTTTACTCCAACACCCAAAAAGAAAAACTTATTCGAGAGACTTAAGGAGCTTAATAGTGGCTAAAAGAAAAGCAAAGAAATTCGAAGAGGCTACGCCTGAGCAAATTCAGGCATTTACAGAAAGCATCGAAAAGGATTGGAAGGGAACTGCTGTGCCTGGTGCTGTCATTGAGGAACATGATAGTAATAGAAGACCTATTTCGACTGGAAGCACTAAGCTAAACTGGGCTCTAACTCGACCATTTGTTGAAGGTACGATTAACGAAATCCACGGAAAGAATGGGGTTGGTAAGACTACCTTTGCACTTGAAGTTGCAGCTAACGCAACGCTGATGGGTAAGATGGTATTTTTCTTTGACCTTGAGCGAAAACTTGTCGATGCACAGATTGCAATGATTCCAAGATTAAACCGAGAGCTATTCTGGCGAATCCGTCCAGACAACGGAGAAGATGCGGTAAACAAGGTTCATCGCTGCGTAACAGAAGTTCCAGGTTGCGTAGTTATATTTGACTCACTCACTCAAATGTTGCCAGAGGTAGAAGACGCAGAAGATGCAGAAAAGCAGTCGATGGGACTTGTGGCAAAACTGGCAGCAAAGATGGTTCGTAAAATCATTGGACCTACTGAGCGCAACCGATGCATGGTATTATTTATCTCGCACGAGACTGCCAACATGGACCTGTACTCTGGTGGAGTCAAGACTAAGGGCGGCAATGCCGTTCCAGACGCTTCTGCCCAGAGGATTCAACTCAAGGCGCTTTCTGCTGGCAAGATTAAGGTGGATGGCAACATTGTAGGACAGAATGTCAAATGTAAAGTTGTGAAGAACAACCAGGGACTCCCATTCAAGGAAGTTGAAGTGCCGTTGATTTATGGTAGGGGAATCCAACGCTCATTGGACTTACTACAAGTTGCAGTTGACCTAGCAATTATAGAGAAGACTGGCGGATGGTATACGATGGAGTTTGAAGGTAAGACTACAAAAATGTACCTAGACCCAATATTAGAACAGCTTAAGAACAATCAGCCGTATAGAGAGCATATCGTTAAGCAAGTACATGAAGTTCTATGATACCAAAGGACGCGAACACAGCGTAGACATACGTCCGTCGAGATGGAAGCGCAAAGAAGTGGGCGAGGGCAGGGGTAAATTTCAGAGCAAGGTGGGTATAATAATTGCTCAGTTATTTTATGGCTACCACGTTCTAGAGGAGTTTCCTTGTTTCGGAGAGGGACTACAGTTAGACTTCTTTTTACCTACGAAGAAGTTAGCCGTCGAGGTACAGGGACAGCAGCACTTCAAATTTAACTCGTTCTTCCACAAGGACAAAGCGGCTTTTTTACGTCAACTGTCGAACGACAAGAGAAAAGTTCTGTGGTGTGAGGCCAATAAAATCTGCCTGGTAAAAATAAACTGGGGCGAGAGCGAAGAAAATATTAAAAAACTCTTGCTTGACAACTAACCGTTCGCCCCTATTATTCCCTACAAGGGGTGAGAATGACTTTAAAAGAAGAAATTGACAAGTGGCTTAAAGAGATAGGTATTGACCAACTTGAGCCATATGACACTGGAGAGATACGCTGGGCGATAAATGCTGGCAAAGAACTTCTCGCCATGGACCCCGCTAAAATTGACGAGACGATTATCATATTGTCGAATTACAGACTGACACTGGCCTATAAGATGGGCTCTTGCTTTGCGAGAGTTAAAACTCTGGAATCCATTGGTCCAAGAGAGCTATTGCTTGAACAGAGAGCAAAGCTAAATATCATTAAGCCGTGGCACGATGCAATTGAAGCCAAAATAGCGGCACTTAAAAAAATACACGATAGAAAGTCGAGAGAAGATTATGCTACAAGCAGTAGGCGCTGAACGCGCAGTTCTATCCATACTTGTAAAGAATCCAGAGTTGTTATTTGAGATAGATGATATTCTGGACGAGTCCGATTTCACAAATGGTGGAGCACAGGTTATCTATCGTTCTATTAAAGAGATACTTTTAGTGGATAAGTCTGCCGTAGTTGACCACTATACACTAATTAGTCATGCTGAGAAAAACGGCATAGATAATTTCTTGTCACTCACCCACAACGGAGAGTTGCTTGAAGCTATTAGTGAAACTAAAGTCAATCCAAAGTCTCTAGGTCGCCATGTGAGTGCGATAAAGACAATGAGTATCAAGCGTAACGCCATATCTATGCTTGATGACCTGAAGGATGGCGTTGAGGCATTTGTTGGCGAGCCAGTTGATTTAAAGAGCATGGTAGAAGACAGAGTATTTAGGGAAATGAGGGCTCTTGAAGTTGGAAACGAAGATATTACTAGGATGGATGAAGGTTATGAAGAGACTATTAATAAGTTCGCTGAACAAAATGCAATCCTTGGACTGAACGTTGGCCTGCCAAGGTGGCAGAGAGATTGCGGTGGAATTAGGAACGGAACCGTCACTGGACTGTTTGCCAGGGCTAAAACTGGCAAGTCACAATTTTCGGCCTGGTGTGGAACCCAGTCTGCGATTTTTCAACAGCTACCCACACTGTACTTAGACACTGAGCTACAGCTTCGCGACCAACAGATGCGAATAACTGGCATTCTAAGTGGCATACCATTTAATGAAATCGAAAGTGGCTCTTGGAAGGCTGAGCCAGAAAAAGTTAAGCAAATAAAGGAATGCTTTAACTTGGTGAATGGCTCGCCATTCTATTACAAAAATATTGCCGGTCGCTCTGTAAACCACGTCATCCCGGTCATTCGCAAATTCTTTCACAAACATGTTGGGGAATCTAGTGGCGACGAAGTCAAGTGTTTGGTTATCTATGACTATATAAAGTTGATGAACATGAACGACATCAAAGGCGCGGCAGAATGGCAAGTACTTGGATTCTTGTTGTCCGCGATTCATGACGTAGCTTCTCAGCTTAACATACCAATCATAGCGCTTGGCCAGCTTAATAGAGAGGCACTTCGTATGGACAATGAGTATACAGTTAGTGGTTCAGACCGCATTACTCATAACCTAGACAGCCTCACTATCTTTAGGCAAAAGAAGCAGGAAGAGCTTGAAGCTGACGGTCGAGCACGTGGAACCCATATACTTAAGGTTCCTATTGCCAGAAAGGGCGCCGGTCATACAGATGGCGACCATATTAACCTCACATTTCTAAAGGACCGTGGTCAATTCAAAGAGGACAAGCGCAGAAGTGAGATTATGGAGGCCCTTGAGGCGTCCAAGCCAATTCGAGATAGACTTGCCGATATGGACCAGCAACCACTCGGTAGCTTGCGAGAAGAATAATGAATAGAGAAAAGTTAGATGCAATCAAAGAACTTGCGAATTTGCAAATTGAAAATATTTTTGATGCACTTGCCATCGAGTACCGAGAGCGCTATAACTACATTGTAGCAGCTTGTCCGGTGCACGGAGGCGACAGGGCAGACGCATTTAGCTTTCATCTAGACAGAGGAATTTGGAAATGCTTTAGTCGTGAGTGTGAGGGTGAATTTGGTTCAGACATCATCGGCCTGATTCGTGGAATTAAGAAATGTGGCTTTAAAGAGGCCGCTAGCTTTCTTGGTAGATACGTTGACATGTCGATATCCCCAGACGAAATACAAAAGTTACGCGACTTCAGAGAAAACAAAATCTTTATTCAGTCGATTAAAAGCAAACGTGAAAAGGCTACTGTCTTTAGTCCTGAGTGTCTAACTAGACTCAAGCAACATATGTATTTAGAGACACGTGGATATCCACGCTCAATAATTGAGAAGTATCAAATCGGAGCTTGTCTTGAGCCACGCAGGTATATGTCAAATCGAATTGTCATACCTGTGATTAATGTTAACGGAGAGATAATAGGATTCACTGGGAGGACACTCAATTCGGAATGGAAGAAGTGGAAGATTCCAAAATGGAAGCATTCGCTTGGCAATTGGGTAAGCAGTAATTTGTTCAATATAAATTTCGCTGCTCCGTACATTCAAGAGAGTGGCATTGCTATAATCTGTGAGGGCCCGCTAGACGTGCTGAGATTAGAACAGGCTGGCATCCACAATGGCGTTGCCATCCTTGGAAAGAAATTCTACCCAGGACAGATGACGATATTAAGTAGTGTCGGAGCCACAAAGTTGCTCGATGCCCTTGACAATGATGCCGCAGGAAAAGTCGGCAGTCTTGGAATTATGAAAACTGCGAAATGCCTCTTCGATGTCGAGCGTGTTAAGATACCAGAGGGACGCAAGGATATTGGAGAGATGGAAATAAAGGAAATAAGAGGGGTGTTTAATGAGCTTGCTATATGGAATTGATTTGGATGGGGTGTCGTTTAAGTTTTGTCAGGCTTTTTGTAAGTGGCTCTATCACCGAACTGGCGTCTACTGTAATGCAAACAATCTAACTGACTACTATTGGTATAAATGTGTCCCAGGTCTTACTGAGGAAGTTTTCTGGAAAGAATTTCACGAATTCGGTCGCGCTGCTGGATATAGAAATCTTGACTTGATACCAGAAACGATAAGTAGCTTGCGTAGTTTAGAGGCTGCTGGACACAAACTTGTTTACATAACTCATCGTCCAATATACAGCTTCTTCGATACAATAGAGGCCCTGAAGGAACACGACTTCCCACAGAGAGAATCTCTTGTATACGTCAAAGACAGTAAAGTTGAATGGGTAAATGAACTAGGTGTTGATGTTTACATAGATGATTCACCAAATGTACTTCCCGAGCTTTGTGGCAAAACAAAAACAAAGGTCTACTGTAGAGACTATGCATACAATAGGCATTTAGATTTAGACTTTACTCGTGTAAGTTCATGGTCTGAATTCCTAGAACTAGAAGGGGTAAAAGTTTATGTCTGAGTACGCATGTAGTTGTTGTGATAAGGTACTGTGTGTCTGTGAATTAGAAGACTATAGATGTAGAACTTGCCACGGTGCAATTTGTGGCTGTGAGTCACAGAGAGGTGATTAGTGGCAGACAATCCTTATTTTGATGAAATTCCATCTCCATTTACACAAGAAGAACTTGAAGCGATGATAAGGCAAAGGGATGTGGACCTTCGCTCTATTGATGTATCAAAGGCGACAAAGGCTGATTGGGACAAAGGAGACGCAGTGACAAAGGACGATACCGTTAAGGACACGAATCCTAAAGATGCTGTTGGAGTCAAGAAGGCTCCTATCTCCACTGTGTCTGGTGCCGTAATTGCAGAAGTTGGCCTAGCTATGCTAGAAGGTGCCCGCAAGTATGGTCGCCATAACTACAGAATATCTGGCGTACGCGCCTCTGTATATAGAGATGCCACGTGGAGACATTTAACGAAGTGGTGGGAAGGCGAGGACATAGACCCAGACAGTGGTCTCGACCATATTGTAAAGGCTATCGCATCATTAACAGTCTTGCGCGACGCCGTTATATTTGACAACTGGGTTGACGACAGACCACCGCCAGTACCAGAGGGATTTTTTGCCAACCTAGACAAGTTGGCAGCGCAGGTAATCGAAAAATATCCAAATGCAAAGGACCCATTTACACATGAACACGCAAAAAAGCCTAAAAGTAAATAAGAGAGTCTCTCTGTTCGACCTCGGTCAATTTGGGGCTGGTATAAGCATAAAAGATGGCAGCTTCCTTGGCGCTTCTTTTAACCTCAAAGAAGCCCAGTCTGCATATAATTGGCTTGGAGACTGGATAGATGTCCAAAAGTGCAAGGCTAGAGAAATAGAAGAAAACTTCCATGTCGTTTAGTGCAAAGGTGATACTGGACTCTGTAAATCCACACAATGGCATTAGATTGATTACTAGTGAGCTTACCTATCCGCGCTTTATTCATGCCGAGTTTATGACGCACAGAATGTTCAGTCGCAATGCGGCTAGCTCACGCGCCATCCCCTCAAAAAAGATGATTGGCATGGTTAAGAACGACCCAGCTATGCCAGTTTATTGGGGGAAGAACAGAAGTGGTATGAGTTCAAACGAGGAGTTACAGGGCGACCGCCTGATAATGGCAAGAGACCATTGGCTCAGTGCAAGAGATGTAATGGTTGGTTATGCTAAAGACCTGACCATATCTATGAAGTTACACAAACAGATTGCCAATCGCATACTGGAACCATGGAAGTATATCACGGTAATTTGCACAGCTACTCAATATTCTAACTTCTTTGCTCTACGCGACCACAAGGACGCCCAGCCAGAGATTGCACATTTGGCCCGCCTATGGAAAATGGCACAGTTTAATTCAATACCTAGAGAGCGGGATTGGCACATTCCATATATACAAAAGGATGAGCAGGGGCTACCTCTGGAAATTCGCCAGAAGGTCAGTGTTGCACGCTGTGCCAGAGTGAGCTACTTGACGCACGACGGCGTGCGCTCTATAGACAAAGACCTAGTGCTTTATCAGAGGTTGTTAACTGGTGGTGGTAGTGGACACTGGAGTCCATTTGAACATGTGGCAATGGCCACGGATGAAATGGAGACTAGAAGGAATTTTGCTGATGGCACCAAAAAGTCTCAACCAATTTGGTGTGGCAATTTTCAGGGGTGGGTGCAGCTTAGAAAAATGCAGCGTGGGGAGTGTCAATGAAAAATCCAGAAGAGTTCTGGCAAAATAAGCATAAGGTGCAGTCGCCGCTCTGGCTTACTGGTAGCTATTTAAATGCACTTTGTCGCGTCCATGAGTTTGAAGTGCCAAAAAATCAAAATGTCCTAGAGGTGGGCGTCGGCATTGGTAGAGCAACTAGGGAATTTGCCAAGGACAATGACGTTTATGCAGTTGACATATCTCGTACTGCCCTCGACAATTTGGGCAATATAGCAAAGAAATATCTCACCGCCGACATGGTTGATATTCCAGATGATACAATAGATTTTGCAATCTGCCACCTTGTATTTCAACACTGTGAGAACGAAGCAATTGGATTTATCTTAGACCAAGTTATAAGAGTTTTGAAGCCAGGTGGACAGTTCTTTCTCCAAAGTGGAGATAGTAAGCAGCCTATGGGAGTAAATATCGGTAGGACGAAAAGGCGCGAATTGATTTGGCACACTCCAGATTGGATTAAAGCACGCATAGCATTGGCTGGAGGCGACATAGTAAGTGAGAGGTTGTCGCAAAGGACACCAGACATATACTGGCAGCTACTCAAGATTACTAAGGCCGCCAAAAATATTTGACACCGACGCCACCATAGGCATGAGACATAAGGAAAAACAGATGAGATGTGTAAAATGTAGTGCAATCGTTGGCACGTATTATGGATGTCCAGCGTACTGTGACAATTGTCGCGAGTGCAAGTGTAGAGAGGATACTAAGAATGGTTGCGAGACGAGTAAGACTTAATAACGCAGAGAAACAAAGACGGAAGAAGTCTAAGATTTTAAGTGGCGACTTGCTGGATAGTTACTTCAAGGGACATCTTGAAGATGTAATAAAGTCTCTTCAATGTCTGATTCTACAGCATCATGAATATGAAGAACTTGTAATTGAAGAAGAATATTATGGCGACTACCCCACATATCAACTTGTCGGCTATAATAAAGAGACCGACGAGGAATATAACAATCGTATTGGGAAACTTAAAGCCGATAAACTTGCAGCAATGCTTAAAGAAGAAGCTGTTGAGAAAAAACTAATGAAACAGTTACTTAAGAAATATGGCACAGTAGACGGGAAGTGAAATGTTATTTACACATGCAACTGCATCGAGAATCAAAACATACAAACAGTGTGAGTTTAAGTACTTCCTAGAGTACATGGTGCAGTATCCGCCAATGCGCGGTGATAGCATTTATACTGGCAAGGGTAGCGCGGTCCACGAAGCCCTTGAGGGCTGGGTCAATTTTAAGCTCGGAGTTGAGGATAAGGAAGACGGACCGTTAGTAGAGGAAAATTGGGAGGAGACTCTTAGAAAGTACTACGAAAAGTCTAAATTATGGACGCTAGACCAGCGTACGCCAGATAAGCAAGGGAATCCTCGTGGCTTCCCTCATCCAGTAGTTAAGACGTGTGAGTCGTGCCCTTGGGCAACAAAAGACAATAGGTGTGAGATATCTAATGCGGCCATTGAGGCTACTGATGGATGCCCACGTCCAAACTTCGAAGATGATATTGCATTGGTCAATCGCACACTTAGTCGCACAGACTATGCGCCGCTTGCTGTGGATGATGACGGTAAGTTTACAAATAAGATTGTCGGTGCAGAAGTTCCATTTGATATGGTCATTGATGGTATTCGAGTTAGGGGCATAATGGACTTGGTTCTTGAATGCAACAAGGATACTATCGAGGTTTGCGACTATAAAACCGGCAAGTCAATGAGCTACACCGCCGCGTCTAATGATGCACAGGTTCGAATTTATGCCAAAGTTGCCCGCATTCTCTTCCCGCAGTATAAGTATGTTTGTGTAACTCTGTTTTACCTTCGCAAGACGGAGGTAACTGTTCCTCTTAGCGTTGAAGACGACGTTGATACGATGAGAAGTTTGAAACTTCGTGCAAAGCAGATTATGGAAAATGAGGACCCGCGCCAGGTTCGGCCATCTAAGTGGGGCTTCCCTTGCGATTGGTGTGTAGGCTATGACAATTGTGTTAAAATTCGGGACAAGTTCAAGGTTGACGGACAATTTAAGTTGCCTACTATCTCTTGTAACTTTTCATCGGTCTCGGAGCCATGCTACGGCAACCCGCATCCAGTCGAGAACCAAGAAGCTTCGATTGAAAATGTCAACAGTCTAATCTATGCATGTGCTGGACACAAAGAGGTGCACGATGGCGGCGAATACAAACCGAAGTCCGTTGATAGCAATAAGGCTAATTGATAAAACTACCATTGTTGCTAAAAAGTTTACAGTAAATAAAGATAGTATATGGGTCGATAGTCTAAAGTACTTTAGTGACAACGATGATGTCCCTCCTGTTTACCTTGACGATTCAATGCTACTCTCTATAGATTCAATTGAAACTTATCTGATTTTACACAAAGGCGGTAAAAGTGGCGAGAAAATACCAAAAAATAGAGATGAGTCACCTTCATCTTCATAGTACATATAGTGAACTCGATGCGATTAGTAAAATCCCTGATATCGTGGCAAGGGCCAAAGAGTATGGACACACTGAAATAGCTCTAACTGACCATGGCACAATAGCTGGCGTTCCAGCGTTTTACAACGAGTGTAAGAAGGAGGGTATTAAGCCAATTCTCGCTAGTGAATTCTATATGATGGAGGATGCGGCTAAGGCTCGTGAGGAGAAAAATCGCAAGAACCACCACTTAATCATGTTGGCAATGAATGATGAGGGTTGGACGAATATTAAGAAGCTCACGACGCTTGCAAACGAGAAGTTCTACTATGCCCCTCGCATAGATTATAAGGATATTCGCGGCCATTCTAACGGTATCATTTGCCTGACGGCATGTCTCAAGGGCATTGTTCCATATAATATCATGGAAGAGAATTTCGACGAAGCTTATCGTCATGCTGGTATCCTTAAGGGAATCTTTGGCGACAGGTTCTATATGGAAGTGCAGGATGGTGGCTTGGATGTCCAAATTACAATCAACACAATTCTACGCAGGATGGCCGCAAAACTTGACATCAAAACTGTTGCCTGTCAGGACGCCCACTATGTCAATAGGGAGGATGTAGAAGCTCACGAGGGTATATGGGCTATTAAGACTGGCGACACATTTGACAAGCCAGTTGGCTACGGCAAAGGTAAAGCATTTCGCCCGTATTATTCTACTAGGGAATACTGGCTTAAAGACGCCCATCACATGATAAACGAAGAGTTGACTACCGAGAACGATACACAGCGAATGAGCACTTTGACTCAGGCAGAACTTGAGGAGAGTAAGAAAATAGCCGAGCGCATCGGTGACGTGGAAATTGAAAAAAAGATGCACTTGCCGAAATATGAATTTATCCCCGACATCTCACAAGCTGGCTGCGCCACGGCTGACACATGCGGGTCATCGCACTATCATCCGGGTGACATCGAAGCTGGCGAGACGGTCGATTTAACGTCATATAACTATCTGGTTGAGTTGATAACCAAAGGATATGAAAGAACCTACAAGAATAGTTGGTTTGATAGAACTGAAGAACATCGCAAGCGCCTTGCTACAGAGTTAGGAGATATTAAAGATGCTGGACTTTCCGATTACTTTCTTATTGTCTGGGACATTGTTAGCTGGGCTCGCGCTGTTGGTATTCCAGTTGGTCCTGGCCGTGGCTCTGCGGCGGGGTCCATGGTCTCGTACTGTCTCCAAATCACAGATGTTGACCCACTCAAATACGGACTCATCTGGGAAAGATTCTACAATGCAGGTAGAAAAGGTTCACTAGCAGATATTGATATTGACATTGGCAAGAACTACAGGGAAATTGTCATCGCTTATATCAAGATGAGATTTGGGTCCAATAGAGTTGCACAAATTGTCACGTTTAACACACTTGGCACAAAAGCTGCTCTTAAGGACACGGCGAAGATACTTGGTAGTAAGGGTGGCATGGCTTTTGAAAAGGCCAATGTGATGACGCGATTCATTCCACTTAAGCATAATTTGCCTGTTGGTATCGCTGAGGCTATTGAAAAATCTGAGCGAATTGCAGAGTATGCTGAGAAATACCCAAGGCTTTTTAGAGTTGCTCAGAAGCTAGAGGGTTGTCCAAAGAGTCGTGGCACGCATGCTGCTGGTGTTGTTATTAGTGATGAAGACTTCTCTGAAGGTTTCCCTCTCAGATGGAATACTAAGGAAAAGGCACTGATGACCGAGTGGGACATGGAAGTGTTAGATAGTCTTGGATACCTAAAAATGGATGTGTTGGGATTAAAAACAATGGACGTACTCAAAAACATCGAGGATGAAATCAATGGGGCTGCTTGAACAAATTCTAGAGTTACCCGAGAGGGACCAGTGGATGATACTGTTTAGACTTGTCGAGAGCCTTGAAGCAGAAGGAGTTTACATGCATACTAAATCAGAATGTGAGCGTGTGGTTAAAGTTGTACTGACACACAAGGATGCTAAAATGCCAATGTATGCCAAAGATGGTGACGCTGGTGCAGACGTTAGTGCGGTTGCTTATTCTGGACCGCGAATTCCTATTCCATATGGAGCAGTCGCCTTGGACGAAAAGAATAACTCAGTAGTAGTAATTGAGCCTGGAGATTGTATTATACGTCCAGGTGGAACTACTCTTATAGACCTTGGATTTAAAATTCAACTTAGGCCAGGGTGGGAAATGCAAGTTCGCTCTAGAAGTGGAATGGCGAAGCGAGGATTGGTTGTGGCTAATTCGCCAGGAACAATCGACAGCGGCTACCGTGGACCATGCATGGTCTTACTACACAACAATAGTAAAAATTATCGTATCATTAAGCCTGGCACAAGAGTAGCACAGTTTGTTCTCAAGAGGGCTCCACAGGCCATATTTCAAGAAGTAGAGGCCCTTGATGATTCTGATAGAGGTACTGGCGGCTTTGGCTCCACTGGAACCAACTAGTGGGCAACTTCAAGCGAGATTTGGCTATTTCACAACAGGCGGTCAAGCTATTAATGGACCACTATGTAAATTCTGGATATAAGGTTGGACCTCTTGAGGGAAAGGAAAATCAGAAAAAGGGAGACTTCTGGATTTCTACTGATGGCGCAAGAACCAATATTGAAGTTAAGTTCGATATGTACGCTCAGCGTAGTGGCAACCTGTGCTTCGAAATGTCTAATGGTAAGAAGGAAACTGGCATAATGACAACGTTGGCAGACGAGGTCTGCTATGTAGTTCCTTATGAAGCTGGTTTCAATGTGTTTGTTTTTTGTCCAGACGAGCTTCGCACATATATTCAAGACCCTAGTAAGGTATCTATTAAGTCTGGTGGCGACAAGAGGAAGTTCATATTGGCTCTTGCTAAAATCACCGATATAGTGGAAGATAAGTTACCAAAGCAGACATTTAAACTTCCATAGGAGTCCGCATGCCCAATTATTCGTACAAGTGCTGTAAGTGTAAAAAGATTGATTCGATGACACTTCCTATAAGTACTGACCCAAAACTTTTATTCCCCTGTGAATGTGGATATACCATGCGTCGCATCATTACACTTGGTGCCAAGTTCCCAGAAAAGGTCGGAAGGGTATGGGCTGGCGACTGGTTCAAGAAAACTTATGGATTTGACATGGGCGATGCTGCTAGTCGTAAGGGTCAGGAAAAAATGGACTATGATGCCAACAAGATAAAGCTTGAAGAGGAGGGTATAAAAATCACACACAAGAGCCGTCAAGTTGGCGGTGACGACAGAATTAGTATTCCAGATGGTGATAACTAATGCTTACTGTTATAACTGGACCCATGTTTGCTGGTAAGTCATCTAAATTGATATCTATGGCTTTAGCTCATCGTATAGCTGGACATTATACTGTGTGTTTCAAGCCATCGAATGACGTTCGATATAATAAAAATAAGATTGCCACGCATGATGGCAAAACAATTAATGCAATTCCTATTGACCCAAATATACCATCACAAATACTAACAAGAATTCAAGAATTTAAACCCTTTTCTGATGAGGAAATAAAAGTCGTTCTTGTGGACGAAGCTCAATTTTTTGAGAGTAAAAGTTTAATAAAAACAATTGAGGACTTGCTCTATATTGACGGACGCACTATAATCATAAGTGGATTGTCACAGGATTCTAGCGGCAAACCCTTTGGGGCCATGCCTCATTTACTAGCAATCGCGGATGATATTATCCATTTGAAAGCTGTTTGTTCTAAGTCAAGGACAATAGGAACAGCAACGAGAACCTTTCGCAAGGATGCAAGCAACACTAATCAGGTCGCCGTAGGTGGGCCTGAGATGTATGAACCAAGGAGTTTTAACGAATGGCTAACCAAATCCCCACCGATTATCTAGATGTCCCGCCTCCTCCCCCAGAGATGCAACCACAGTCAATCAGAGTTGCAAATGAGGTATTCGAGATAGTAGCACTTTCGGCTCAAGAAAAGGCCGACAGGATAGACAAGATTAGTAAGAGAAAGTCGAAGCTAGACTTCTCTAGGATTCCACTTGATGACAAAAAGACGTGGGACCTAATCTCAACTGGTCTTACTAAAGGCGTATTCCAGCTAGAGAAACAGCTTGGCAAGAGGTATTGCAAGGAAATTAAGCCTCGCAATATAGAGGAATTAAGTGACGTTGTCTCACTAATTCGTCCAGGCTGTCTTACTGCTGAATTTCGCGAGAAGCCAGAAGACCCCGGTAAGTTCTCGTCCATTACGAATACGTACATTAAAATCAAGCATGGCGAGTGGGAACCAGAGTATATCCACCCGTGCCTTGAGCCAATCCTTGGCGGAACATTTAGTGTGCCAATCTATCAAGAACAATTGATGAGGATTTGTACGGACTTTGCCGGTTTTACTCTAAAAGAAGCCGATGTGGCTAGAAAAGCCATTGGTAAGAAAAAGGCCGATGTTATGGCAAAGGTAAAGATTAACTTTGCCGAAGGCGCTAAAGCCAATGGTCATGATATTGAACTAGCAGAAACGATATTTGGTTGGATTGAGAAATTCTCTGATTATGGCTTCAACAAATCCCATGGAGTCTCATACGCTTTAATTGCCTACAAAACGGCGTATGCGAAGGCTCACTATCCACTTGAATTCTTTAAGGCAATGCTGACAAATTCTAGTGGCAAACAGGATTCCATGGAAGAAATTCAAGAGCTTGTTTATGAAGCTAGACTATTTCACCTTGAAGTAAAACCGCCATCATTACAGTTGGCCAACAAGGACTTTGCAAAGGGTGACAATAAAACCATCCTATTCGGCCTCGCCCATATTAAGGGCGTCGGTGCAGGCGCGATTGTAGATATTCAAAAGGTCGGCAAGGCAACGAATACAGCCTACGAGTTCATTAAATATGCCTACGGCCTTATGGATAATAAAGCCAAGGGTAGATTTAAGAAGATACGCAGTAATGTTGCAGAGGCACTGATTAAGAGTGGCTCACTTGACTACCTAGAGAGCAAGAGAATTACACTGTTGGCTGAGTATAAGCTAATTGGTGCGCTTACAGAGCGAGAGCGAAAGTTTATTTTTGAGAAGCTAGATAGTGGTGAGACTAATACGATTAAAGAAGCCTACTTGCTACTCTTAGACTCAAAGATTCCCAATAAGTCGCGCCGCCCGCGTATTGTTGAAAAGGTCAACGACATTAATAAATCCTTGTCTGGCACGCCAAAGAAAATGAAAATTGCATACGAAAAATATCTTCTTGGCATCCCACTTTCCGGCAGTCTTGTTGAACTCTATGCCAATGAGCAAGTCAACACAAAGTGTAGGGATTTTCACAAGTTGCCAGAGGGAACAAAGGTAAAAATTGGAGTCGTTATCGAAGCAATCAGAACTATTAAGGACAAGAATGAAAATGAGATGTGCTTCCTAACAGTTTCAGATGAGACATATATGTTAGATTCACTCGTAGTGTTTTCTTCGTTCTACAATAAGTTGGCTTGGATTTTACAAGAAGGTATTCCGGTGCTAATTTCCGGCAAGAAGAATCGTGGAGGGATTGTCGTTCACGATATTCGACATCTTTAGGGTTTACACCCATTTTTTGACATCTATAATGTTTGTTATAGACCTCAGTTTGTAAGGAGAGAGTTATGATTCGTAAAAATATGGTAATTTTGACCGGTAGAGCAACTAAGAGGCCAGAGCTTAAAACGCTCCAGAGTGGCGCACAAGTTTGCACAATCCGAATGGTTAGTAATGAGCGCATTAAAAATAAGAAGACTGGTGACTACGACGAGAAGTCAATGTTCATTGATGCTGAATGTTGGGGTCCTCGTGCAGTATATGCTTCTGAGAATATCGACAAGGGGACCATCGTCGCTGTTGTAGGTAAGCTAGAGCAGGACGAGTGGGGTGAAGGTGATGCTCGTAGGTCGAAGCACAAGATTTATGTGTCTTTTGACCTTCAGGTTGATAAGTTTGACAATAAACCAAGAGAAGAGGGGGCTGGTGATACCAGTGAGTCTGGTGATTCTCGCGAGACCGCAGCGGCTGGTGCGCCAACTAAATCAAACCTTCCATTTTAGTTTTCAAAAAGGGGGCGGGATAAAACTCGCCCCCGATTTGTTAGGAGATATATGTCTAAAAGGCGAATTTTATTTACTGGAGAAGCAAGCTTTCTTTCAACGGGGTTCGCTACTTTTAACAGGGAAATCATAAAGAGATTGTATGCTACTGGCAAGTATGAAATTGCCGAGATGGGTTCGTATGCATCTGCTGGAGACCCAAGGATAATGGACCTGCCTTGGAAATTCTATCCAGTTTTACCGTCAAATGAGAACGAAAAAAGAGTATATGAGCAAAATCCACAAAATCAATTTGGTAGATACAAGATAGATGCTGTTTTAGCAGATTTTCAACCAGATATTATTTATGATGCACGTGACCCATGGATGTTGGAGCACCTAATTGATACTAGGTTCAGACCAAACTATAAATTGGTAATAACTCCTACGGTAGATTCTGCCCCACAAAAACAAGAGTGGATTGAAGGTATTTTTAAGAAAGCAGATGTTGTCACTACATATAGTAGGTTTGGCCGCCGCATTCTTGAAGCAGACGGCGTTAAAATAGAGGACGTAACATCTCCTGGCGTATTGCTAGACTTATTTACTCCGATGGACAGAGTGAAAACAAGAGACAAGTTTCACATAACACCGACACTATTAGTGTTCGGCACAGTGATGAGAAATCAGAAAAGAAAGCTATTTCCAGACCTATTTGAAGCCTATAAGAAACTAAGGGACAAGCACGTTAAGCCTCGCCTCATCGAGAGAGCAAAGAAGAAGGTTAAGAACAAGAAGCCACTTAGTTCTGATGAGAAGAATGCACTTCGCATAAGTCATAGTGTCTTGTATTGTCATACGAGTTATCCTGACTTGGGATGGGATATTCCAGGCTATATAGGACGAAATCAACTACAGCGCCACATCTTGTTTACATACCTATGTGATTCGTGCAAGGTAGTTTATGCCAATTGGTTCGCTCCATGCGACAAAAAGGGATTCTCGACGTGTCGCCAGTGTGGCAAGCATACGGCCCACCTTCCAAATACAAATAGCGGTGTTAGCGAAGAACAACTTGCGGAAGTATTCAACTTATTTGATGTCTATATTCAACCAGCGATTTGTGAGGGTTGGGGTCTTCCAATTATGGAGGCGAAATCTTGCGGCGTTCCAGGTTTGTATCAAAACTACAGTGCTATGGAGGACCATGTAGAAAATGGCGGCGGCCTACCAATAAAAATCGGAAGGTTTTACAATGAAGCAGAGACCTCGTCAATCAGGTCACTTCCCGACATTAATGACATGGTCGCGAAGATGGAGAAGCTGGCTCTTGATAAGAAGCTTAGGACTAGGCTTTCCGGCGATGCTAGAAAATGCGCACAAAAGATGCATAAGTGGGAAATTACCACCGACAAATTAGAGAAGATATTTGACGCAATTGAATTGCACGACAGGGCAGATACTTGGGACAGTAAACCAGATTTCCAACTCGTTTCGAATATAAGGCCACCGCAACAAGTTAGTGCAGAAAACTTCATTATTTGGTGCTACATGAATATACTACACAGAATGCCAGATGACGAAGGAATGAACACTTGGATGGCTAAGTTGCAAGCTGGAACGCCTCCAGAGGAGGTTGAGCAATTCTTCCGCAACACAGTCGTTGCAGACAATAAGTTCGAAGAAATGAGATATGTAAATTCACTAAAGTATCGTGGCATTAAATTGCCAGATGAGAGCGCACAAACTACAAGCGACTTTGTGCCGGGAATGTTAGTCTAATGGCAACAGTAGAACTGTCCACTCCAAAGATTTTATTTGTAGGTCCACTTAGAGACTTTAGTGGCTATGCCAATGTAGCTAGAAATTATGTTAGGGCTCTAAACGATGTTGGACTAAAGCTTGTCACCAGAGATTTGCGCTATGATGGAGGTAGGTACAAGAGGAATTTTACTGAGAAACTCTTAGCTCGTCGCGATGCACAAGGAGTTGATATAGTAATTCAGCAGACAACTCCAAATGAAATGGAGCCAAAGCCTGGCTGTTTCAATGTCGGTGTGTTCTGTTGGGAAACGGATAGAATCCCCGATGAGTGGGTCGCTCAACTTAATCGCATGGACCTAATTCTTGTACCATGTCAGTCAAACCTTTTTGCTGCTAAGAAGTGTGGTGTCTATAAACCAATAGAGATAGTACCATATTCGTGCGATACGTCAAAATATGACAAGGAAATAGCTCCCTATACGGTCGGTAGTAGCACAGATGCATTTAAGCTTCTTG